GGTATGCAGAATCCCAGAAGCCGGAAGCTCAACGTCCGGATTGACAGAATTGGTGAGCACGGTGAAACCGTTCTGGAACCTGGCAACCCGCCAGGTGCCGATGTAGTTGCTGTCCATCAGGCCCGGGCCACCCACTACCTGGGTAAGCGCGATGGCCCTGGTGTAGATCAACGACCACTCAGACCAACCACCACCGTTAAAAAAACGGGTGTAGTTTGAGCCGCCGAGGAACAGGTTCTGCATGGCGGTGTTGGCATCCCATGAATGCGCTTCAAGCAGTCCGCCATGCAGCCCCCCCCATCCTGCAGGACGCGTCCCGGTTGTTTCGCCGGTAAGCTGGAAGGTCGAGAATCCACCGTCAGTGGGGTTGCCAATCTGGTCGATATTGCCGGCGAAAAAGTTTCTGCCGGCGAGGCCGAATGTTCCCTGCCTCAATACCCTGCCCCACGGGCTCCATCCGGCGTCATGCCAACTTCGAGTGAACATCACACCGTGATTGCTGGCATGGTGATAGGCCTGCACGGCGATCTGCGTCTTGCGCCCTGCGATACCCCGCGTCTCGATGTTCCACCACACAGGCCCGTCACTGCCGGGATACAGAACCGGCCAGTTGAGAGTGGCCGCCTGCGAGTCACTGCCGTTGTAGGCGTAGCAGGTTCCCGTCGGCTGGTCGTTGGCGTTGACTGCCCCCACGCTTCGCGAGTCACCCACCACGCCCATGGCCTGTAGTTCAGACTTGGCGATTTTGGTGTCGTACAACTCCTGGGTCATCGCATTGAGTTTGATATTGGCACTGCGGGGTGTATCACCACCTGTGCCTGTGGGCGCCGCGCCCAAGTTGATTTCCTGTCGAGCCATAGGACTCTCCATCGTCGAGGCAATAAAAAACCCGCTGATAAGCGGGTGCAAAATATGCTGGCCCGTCTTCAGGGCTTTGTTTTTTCGCCCAGCCGATAAATCGTGGCACGCGCGGCATTGCGAGCGGCCTGGATATCAGCCGGAACCGGTGTGCCTTCCTCCAGTTGAGCAAGCGCGTACCAATCACTTTCCCGCAGGTAGCTACGGGCCTGGTCGAGGGCCAGATCATTCTCCTGATCCTGCGCGCTTTTAATTTTTTCCAGCTTACTGATATCAATCATGGGTTAGGCTCTCGGCCGGAGCGACCGGCAGTGCTTTGGGTAAAGAGGATGTCGGCAGTTGAACCGGACCATTGGTTGTTACGTCGATAACCAGCGGTTTGGCGGGGTTGCGCAGGGACTCCGGGGAGTCCCACCTGACCGGTAATTTCAGCGTCAAGAAGAGTGTCCCATTCACGCGCTCGATGGTTTCGACGAAGTGATCACACCCTGTCGCCGACGCCGGCAGGCGATAGCCTTCGGGAATAAGGGAAAGATCGACAACTTGACCACAGAGGGTCATCACGTCCTCTTCGACGCAAACCGTCAATGGCTCATCTGTCAGAAAAGGGAACAGCTTTATTTTCATCATTTCCAGTACCCCCACACAGTGACCGCCGGTTGGAACGCCTGGCTGCCGGGTCCATTCCTGATAATGATGTCGACAGCGGCGGTGCCATTGACGTAGCAATTCAACGCACCGTAGTGGTCGTAGGTATTTTGCGGTTGTGCGTTAACAAACACCCGGCCGGTTCCCGCCAAGATCGCAACCGGCATTGAAACCGTGACCAACGTCGCCTGGCTCGGTGGTAGCACCGCCGTTACCGGGCCCACGCCTTGAATACAGATTTGGCCATTCGCGTATTTACTGACGGTCCAGCCACTCACTACCGTTTTATTCATCAGGCCAGTGCCGGTGGACGGATCATTCAGCGTATTTGCCGCTGTATACACTCGCGCCCAGTCTGTCCACGTGCCGTTTGCATTGACCCTTCTGAACAGCGTATTCGTAGTGTCCGGATTGACCCACTCCTGGGTGGCGTACTGGGTTGACAAGTATTTATGCGACAAAAAACCATAACTGTTCGGCCCGTTCGGGCCGGGGATGTTATTGCCGTAATACTCGCCGGTGGCTTGCACATTGTCCGCACTGGTGGTCAGCAGTTTGACGGCGCCACCGTAGCCAAAATCGCCCGCCTTCAGCACCTGAGTCCATGCCATTCCCGCGGCCGCGCCCTGCCGGAACTGCCGTTCCCATGTCATGTTGTCCACGAGGCTGTAGGCGATCTGCCTGACATACCCACCTGCTCCCGAGAGCATCTGAATGATGTAGACGTAAGGGAATGGCAGCGACACACCGCCGTCGCCGAACATGAACAGCCCATTCACGACCGGCAATCCATCGGCGCTTTCGGTGGGTTTCATCGGGATAGGCAGGCTTGCTCCCCACCCGCTGGCCTTTGCCAATGCATCACCTCTGTACAGCTCGTCGGTCATCGCGTTGATTTTGATCATGGCACTGCGCGGGGTATCACCGCCTACCCCTGTTGGGCGCGTTCCTACATCGATTTCTTGTCGTGCCATTTGGACTCTCCATAGTCTGGGCAATAAAAAACCCGCTCATAAGCGGGTATAAAGTGGCGGTGCCGAACTTCAGAATTTAAGCATTGCGCCAAACCATTGCTCCTGAGAGCGAATGACATCGGACATCAGTTGTAATAACGCTCAATAGGAAACGTACAGATCGGGATTGAGAAAAATGTCACACCTAGATTATCCACGTTAATGGAATCTCCCAGCGTAGACCGTTGAACCGAAATTGCTATCTTGCGAACATTACCCGACAACAACTGCAGCGACGCATACTGCGCATGATTGATAAACCAACTCACGCCACGGTCCATGCTGGATACGCTAACAAATTCATCCGGGGTCATGACCAGCCCGCTGTCCCAATTATTAAAAAATGTGGACGGCTGCGAGTAAGTCCAGCCTTTGGTAAACCGACCGTACCGAACGACCCGATCACTTGAGGAAAAAGACACCTTAGCGTTGACTTCATATATTTCCAGACCATAAGCACTTTTGCTTTTCTGGTCGGAATACTTGCACGATACAAACTCCATCAGGTGGTTCTGAAGAGATTTCCCTCCCATCGCCCCGGACGTCACCTTAAACCCCGTCCAATTCCCCGGCCCTCCCAATAAGGTAGTGTAAAGGCTCAAACTTGGGTGGCTGGGTGCCACAATTCTTAAAAAGACCTGAGGCGGTTCCTGAGTGAGAATAGGACGGGAAAAGCCGAACGCGCCGTAGCCAGGTGCGTCCGTGTATCTGGATTGGATTCTAAACTCGCCTCTTTCCGAGAACACCAACACCTTGCTATCACTGCTGATAACAACAGCACCCTCTCCATTTATTGCAGAAAGCCCGAAAGACATTTATGCGACCCTCACGACTTCTACCACGCACTCGACGGTTTTGGCATACCAGTAATACTTGAAGCGATGCCCGTCATACACGCCGTAGTTCAACCACGTCCGCAGGCCTATCTTGGTCCCCCCCAAATCAACATAAGTAGGAAGAACAGGCCAGTTATCCGAGATCGTTTGATCGTAGCCTGCATATTTTCTGGGGGTGATAATCACAAAACAGTTGGCAGGATCATAGCCCGGCACATCCATCGTAGTATCGTAGTTATATTTGAACCCACCCCCACCCGTAGTGATGGCCGGAATAACCTGAGACGCTAGACGCTTAATGGTGAAATCTTCCATCCCCAGCGTCTTGACGCCGTGCTCATCAAATACATTCAACCCGTACTCAGCCATTACGATAACCTCCCGACCATCGTTCGCTTCACGCCCCCGGCATCAAACACAGCCAACCCATCGTTGTTAAGTAATGCTGAGCCGCCAGCCCCCGCACTACGTAGCGTGAAAGTGCCGGATTTGACATCGATTTCCAGAAGCGGCTTGCCGTTAGCGTCCTTGGCCTGAGACGTCAGTGTCATACCCAACACAATATTTTGGATAAACGCGGTATTAATCACTGCTTCGTTGATAAACACCTGCCCGCCTTGCACGACAAACGGCACAGCCAATGTTCCCCCAACCTCGTCGACAATCGAGAACCGCTGGGCATAGGCAATTATTTCAGAGGTGTCGCCATCAGCCCCCAAGGCAAGGCCTGCCATGACCTTCTTGCCGCCATTCGTTGTCTCGACCTTGAGGGTCTTCATCGCCGAAACCTTGCCGCTGGTGTCAGCCAATACCCGGCTTGTTTCCTGTATGTCCGCCGTATTTTTGCCGGAAGCCGCCCGGACACTTTCTATCTTTTCAGCTTGCGCCTTGTCGGTGTCAGTAAGCAGGGAGATTTGGGAGTTGAAGGTGGTCGCATTGTTGGCAACCTTGGCGTCCAACGTCGTGACTCTCGACGCCAACGCTTGCGTCGCCGATGCTGAGGCGCTAGCTACATCAATAATGCTCGCCGCGTTCTGCCCGACCTTGGCCTCTATTTGATCTGAGCGTTGTGATTGAGCGAAGTCCCGTTCAGCAATCGCCGACATCAGCGACCAAACGCCTACCGACGATGTATCGTCACCGGCGCTACCCGACTCATCCCCTGCCGAATCCGACTTTGCCAACGCATAAACGCCATCAAGCTTTTCGGCAGTGGCTCTCACTTTGCCATCTACTTCCGCTACCGCCGTGGTGTTCTTGCTGATCTCCAACGCCATGGCAGCGTTGGTTTCGGCAATTGTCCCCATGTCGAACCAGAAGCCGGGGTTCGGTGGCGGTGTATTGATAGCAACTGCGTTGACCGCTTGGAACAGATGCTGGCCTTGGCGCACCATGTCACCTTTGGCATAAGCCTTGGCGGGATCGTACTCCAGAGTATCGGAGACCTCAGCGATCAGGTCCTGTAGTTCTTTCTTGGCCTGCGCCAGACGATCATTGACCGAACCGGGCGCGGTGCCGCCGATCAGATCAATCTCCTGGCGCAAGCTTTCGTATAGCGCGCCCTTGCCAATGGTATTGGCGAAGTACTTTTCATAATCCGTTTGATCGGAACTGGCATGGCCATTCACGGCACCTGTTACTGGGTAGAAAGGCCCGATATTGCCAGTACGGTCCACCAACCTTGCCCAGAAAAACAGTGATGTCCCAGCAGCCAGGCCCATCAACGTCAACTCGCTTTGCGGATACGCGTAATCCCCCAACTTGGTCGCCAGCGCCAGCTCGGCCGTCTTGCCATACCAGATCTCGGTACGCTGCAAATCCGCGGTGCTCACACCCTGCGGAATCTGCCATTTGACCTTGATTGCGAACACCAACGACTCGGTCGTCAGCGCCCCCACCGTCGGAGGCAAGGTGGTTTTACCGTTGAGCACGGTTTCGATGGATTCGCTGTACAGCGAACCAATATCCAGCGCATTGATCGCGCGCACCTTGGCCACGTAGCGCCCGGCGTAGATCCCGGAAACCTCCATGGACGTGCCGCCGGTGCGTCCCGCGTACACCCACTCGCCATCGTTTTTGCGCCAGTAAGCTTCGAAGGCAATTGCATTCGCCGGGCGCTGCCATTCGATGGTCATGACATTGACCGCGCTGCCCTGCTCGACAAAATGGTCATTGCTGACCGTCACGCCGGTCGGCGCGGCTTGCACACTCGGCGGGATCACGGTGATCGGCGGGCTGTCGATTTTTGCGCCGTTGTCGATCGCGGCGAATTTGCTCGGCACGTGCTTCACCGCGCTGAGGCTGTATTTGATTTCGTTATCGGCGAAGTCTTCGGAAATCGACAGCACGCGGAACTGTTGCAAGGCCAAGGTGGCCGAGTCGATGGCCCAGATCGACTGCGCCGGTGGCACTTCGTCGAGTTTGCTCTGCAGCGCAACCTGCTGCTCGTCGGCGTTCCCCGCGCTGACGGATTTCACCACGCGCGACACCGCTTTGCCGTTAGGCATCACCAGGGTGATGGTGTCGCCGGCAGCGGCTTTGACTTCGGCATCCAGGGTCAGGGTGTCGAGGGTCGCGGCACGCAGGCGCCCACCAATGCGGCGACCGGCGCGGTCGTTGTCGGCCACGCGGATAATCTGACCGGGACGCGCCAACGTGCCGTCGAGGCCGACCGAGAAGGTCACGCTTTCGGTTTCCAGGCGGTTGGTCAGCAACGCCCATTTGCCGATGCGCTGGGCTTGCGCCTGGGAGGTGCAACCGGTGGCGCTGATCTCGGTTTGCTGGATGCCGTAGCGGGCGATGCCTTCGGCGTCGTCGACGTATTGCACCTTCTGGCGGTAGAAATCGGTCGGGTCATTCCAACTGACCAGGGCGACGGTGTAGCGGGTCTTTTTCGCCGAGCCGCCGTAGATAAACTGGCCGCCGATCACGTTGGCGTTGGAGTAGGTGTAGACCGGGTCTTCCGGCATGTCCGCCACGGCCATCACCGAACCTGCGCCCCAGTAGGACATGCCACGGAAAGTGGTCGCCAGGTCTTGCAGCACTTTCAATGCATCGGCACGCACCGACAGGTACAGGTTGCAGGTGAAGCGTGGTTCGGTGCCGCCCTTGCCATCCGACACCGGCTGGTCGCAGTACTGGCCGATGCGGTACAGCTCCCACTTGTCCACTTGGCCGGCGTTGAGCAAGTGGCCGAGGCCATAGCGCTGGTGCAGCAGCAGGTCGTAGTAGATCCAGGCCGGGTTGTCGGTCCAGGCGGACTTGAAGGTGCCATCCCACACACCGCTGTACACGCGGGTTTGCGGGTCGTAGTTGCTCGGCACCTTGATGATGCGGCCGCGCAGTTCGAAGGAGCGCGACGGGATTGATTGAAATTGCGCCGCATCGAATTGCAGGCCGATCAACGCCGAACCTGGGTAGCGCAGTTTGGCGTCAATCACTTCGGTAGAGGATTCTACGGTGGTGGTATCGGCAATCGCACCACTGGTGGAGTTCGGCGTGATCCGGCGCACGCGCAGGGTCCAGCCGCTTTTTGCCGGCGGCAGGTCCACACGGTGCGAGCGCTCGTATTTGGTGGTGGTTTTGCCGCTGAACGCGGCCGCCAGCACTTGCACGAAGGCGCCGCCGTCGGTGGACAGATCGATCGCGTATTGCACGGTGTAGCCGTTGGTGTCGCCGTTGCTGGTGTTGGTCTGCGACAGTCGCGTGACCGCCAGACGTACCCGCACCGCAGACAGTTGCAGGTTGGAGTAAGACTTGGTCCACGGCTGATCGCTGCGCAGCTCGACGGACACGGGGCTTTCGTTTTCAACCGCGGGGAAGCCCGGGATGTGCGTCTGGTCCTGGCTGCCGTTGCGCGTGTCGAGTGTCACGCCGCTGAAGTTGAGGCTGCCATCGGCGTTGGCCAGGGGCGTCTCGTCGAGGAATACCGAGCGCTTATCGTTTTTCAAACCGACAATCTCGCCTTCGCTGACGAGATCGAGGATACGGGCATAGGCCGTACTTTGCAGGCTGTCTGGCGCCTCCACGGAGGGACGGGGCTTGGAGCCACCGCCTTTGCTGCCAGCGAGAGTGAGGTCAGTCATGGCTTTCCTTCAGGCGAAATAAAGCCCGCGCAGGGCGGGCTGAGTGAAGAGGAGGACGGTTAGAGTTGATCTTGAGCGTAGATGCCGGCGCTGATCACGGAACTGCCGACGATCAACTGGCCGTAGAGCAGGCCCACCGGGTTGCCCTGGGCGCTGGTATTGACCGGCCCGTTGAAGCTGTAGCTGGCGCGGTTATTGGGGCTGTCCTGCGCGCCAAGCCCCTTGGGCGGCGGCGACAGCATCTGCATGACGCCCCCCATCACCATCGAGGCGCCTGCCATCATCATCATGCTGGCGGCGGGGCCGGTGAGGTAACCAAACGGGTTGAAATACGCCACGGCGATCAGCACCGCGCCAATAATCGTCTGCAGCCCACCGGCACGCTTGGAGCCGGTCAATACCGGCGCAATCCGGATCACATCTTTGCCGAGAGGCTTTTGGATATCGTCTTCGGCTATGTTGCGTTTGCCGTTGAAGACGGCGAAGCGCAGACCTTTATCCGCGCTTTGCAGCATGTAGCGTTCAAACCCGGGAAACTGTTTGAAATAGCCCATCACATCCCTGAAACCACCCGAGGTGGTCACGCGATGCTCTCGACCGAAAAGTCTGGCGAGCGAGCCTGATAGCAGGACCGTTCGCATTGTGTGGTGTTCAACTGCCAATCCCATGAGTGCTCTCCTGGTCCTTTCAAAACGATGGTTAGAGCTGGTCCTGCGCGTAGATCCCGGCGCTGACCACGGCACTGCCCACCGTCAGCTCGCCATACAGCAAGCCCACCGGGCTGCCTTGGATGCTGGTATTCACTGGCCCGTTGAAACTGTAGCTGGACCGGTTTTCCGGGCGGTCCATGGTGCCCAGCCCCTTGGGCATGGGTGATATCAGTTGCATGACACCGCCCATGGCCATGGACATCCCCATGCTCGCGGCAAAGGACCACCCGGCTGTGGACGTGCCGCCGATCAGGCTTGAACCACCGGCAGCCAGGCCACCGGAGAAGTACGACGCGGCCACGATCAGCGCCACACCAATAATGGTTTGCATCGACCCTGCGCGCTTGCTGCCCATCAGCACCGGGGCAATACGGATATCCGACGCACCGGCGGGCGCCTTGAGGCGATCGTGGCCAATATTCTCCTGGCCCAGGAAAATCGAATAGCTCACCCCACGGTCCTTGGACTCCATCAGGAAACGCTCAAACCCGGGCACCAGAATGCACAACGCGTGTATCGCTTCCGAGGCATTCCTGACCGCCAACCGATGCACGCGCCCGAAGCTGGCGCCCAGGCTGCCGTAGAGGCGCACCGTCCTGACTTTTTCGTGATGCATGGCATCCTCCAGGCGAATGAACCGCCTATGTGATTAGTGTTTGACCCGCAGGCGATGTCGCCAAAAACTCACCGTCACCTCGCCCCAATAGCCGCCATAGGTGTCGCGCTTGCTGTCGCGACCATAGAGGTGGTGCAGGATCGAGCCGGGGGCCGGGTAATGTTCGGGTTCACTTTGCAGCACGCCATCGGCCAGGTAGATCGCGGCATGGTTGGGCACAGGCGAGCGAATCTGCATCAGCACGATGTCGCCCTGTTGCAGTTGGCTGACCTGCACAAAGCCGGCGGCCGGCAGGTTGTCCAGGTAGAGATTGCCGCCCTTGTCCCACCAACCGTCTTCGCGCTGATAATCACCCAGCTCGATACCCAACTCTCTGCGGTAGTAGTCCAGCACGATGCTCAAGCAGTCATGCACGCCATGGGCAAAGGCGCGACCGATCAAGGGCGCCTGGTAGCAGGTCGGTGTGCAGCTGGCCCATTCACCTGTGCGGACAATTCCGTCGTCGCCACGGCGCACGTCGACAATATGCCAAGGCAACCCGGAGGCTTCACACGCCACGCGATCCGCTTCGCTCGGCGTTGCCGGGCAATCGGGATGGCTGTGCACCACCGCGAGGATTTCGCCGCGCTCTTCGGCGGCTGCATAGTCTTCGGGCTCCAGGCGAAAGTGCTCGCTGGGCGTACTCGCGGTGTTGCGACACGGCACGTACACGCGCTTGCGCCCTTCGCGAATCAGCAGGCCGCAGCATTCGTGCGGGTAGTCGGCCACGGCGTGGCGGGCAATCGCCGCCAGGTTGGTCTTGTTCATGCTCAGCTCCGCAACAGGCCCGCGGCCGGGAAGGAGCCGTAGGGCAGTGGGTTGTTCTCGCCGAAACGCAGCTTGCAACTGGTCAGCCGCCCGCCGCATTTGTCCTTGGCCGCGTCCGTGACAATCACGTCGTTGGCATCCGCCACCGGGCCACCGTTGTAGCCGCAATAAGGGCCGCGATAACCGCCGCAGCTGAGCCACCAGCACACGTTGGCGACGATCTGCCGGCGCGGCAGTTGCACGCCGTTAAAGTCCAGTGCGCTGGCCAGTTCGAACTTCACCGTCTCGCTGCTTTCGGCGACCTTGCGTTCGATGTACCAGATGTCCGGCGGCAGTTCCTCTTCCGGGTCCGCCTCGGGTTGGCCATCGAGGTACTTGCCCAGGGTGCGGTGGCGGATCAGCCGCGCGCCTACCAAATCTTCGAAATACAGCACCAGCGCCGTGATGAAACCGCCGACGTTGCCTACAGCCAGGGTCGGTGTGGGCTGCGTGCCCTGCCCCGACATTTCAAACCCTTCGGCCTGGATCGGCCAGGGTGAATATTCCTGGCCCTGCCAGACGATCGACGACGCCTGTGCATAACCGTGAAAACGGTACATCTCGGCGCCCAGGGCGGTGGCGTCGAGTTCAAAAAGCTCTACCCAGGCCCCGGGTTCCAGGGTCTGGATATCTGCGGTAATGGACATGTGATTCTCCGCGCAAAGAAAACCCCGCACTGGGCGGGGTGTGGGCGCCGCTGTTGGCACTAGGGATGAAAGGCCTGCTCGAACGTCGCCGTGAGGGAGTAGAGCCCCGCGCCCATCGGCGTCGGTTGGTACCCCTTGCAGCGAAACAGCGCAGGCGTGGCCAACGGCGCGGTCCAACTGAACGCTTTGGCGCCGGCGTGACGGTCGAGGAACGCGACAATTGCCTTGATTCGCGCCTCGTCACCGACGAACGTCAGTGGCCACGATTGGGTTTTGCTATTGATGCCGTCAGCGGCTGTTTGCTGGTAGCCGTCGCCGAATTTGGCCGTTTTCAGGCGAAACTCGACGCTGCCGACCGGCTCCACTTTGGGCTCCCAGGTGAAGGTTTCTGTGCTCATGTTTTCTCCCGGCGCAAGCCGTTGGTTGTCAGCGGCCGTTAATGGCCGACCAGATTTGCCCGCCCGGTTTGAGGTCGCGTGCAATTTGCTCGGCGGCGCCTTGGCGGGCGGAGCCGGCATAAGCACGGGCGACGTTCTGGGCATTGCCATCGGTGCCGGCGCCCTGGCCGTCGGCAACGTTGATGGTTTGCTGGATGACGACCTGGTTGCTGCTGGTACTGCCCGACTGGCCAGCGCCCAAGGCGCGCACGCCGAGGGAGCCGTCGGAACCGCGGCTCAGCGGCATGATGGCTTCGGGGCCGGCTTCGCCGAACAGGGCCATGGGGGCGAGGGTGGGGCCGGTGGTGACCGAGTTAGTGAAAACGCCGCCATCGGCGAATTTCAGGCCAGAGACATTCAGTTCATTTTGATAGCCGCTGGAGCCCAGTACCGAACCTGCTGGAACAGAAGGGGTAAACCAACTGGTGATCGCCGCGCCGGCCATACCGAACAACGACTTCAGCGCGCTGGACGCCGCCGTTTTGGCGGCCATTGCCGCCATGTCTTTGAGTACCGAGGTGGCAAAGTCGGAGAAGTTGAACTTGCCCGTGGTTGCAAACGCCAGTACTGCGTCATCCATCTTCCCGAACGCACTGGTGAACACCGCCTTCGATTGCTCGGCCGCGGTGCCCGCCTTGTTTGAGTACTCCTCAAACGCATCGTTGGCGCCCTTGCGCCAGTCGTCGACTAACTGGGTCATGTCGGCGAAGGTGGTCTTGACCTGCTGCGTTTTGTCTTCACTGAGCAGTGCTGCTCCCGCTTGATCGGCGTCGGCAGCATCCCCATACGGCCCACCCGTTGGAAACGTCAAACCCGCCCGCTCGGTATAACTCGACGGCCCATCCAAGGCGCCGACAAAATCACGCTGCGCACCCTGGCTCTGCTTGAGCACCTCCACCAGCTGCGCATTTTTCTGGATAAATTTTTCCGCCGCATCCGTGGCCGGGTCATAGGATTTTTGAAAGTCCTTGAACTGGCCGGACGTGACCTGTAGCGCCGCTGCAGCAGACGCGCTGACCTTTTTACCGGCGTCCTCGATCTTCTGCTGCATCTCGCGCATGCTGTTTTCGGTAATCCGTGACGCCTTCGCCAGGGCCTGCTCCAGGCTGCCGAGGTTGAGCGTCAGATTACCCTGGGAAGCAGTTGCCATAGGTTTCTCCGGGTCATGGATAAAACCCGCTTGAGGCGGGTTTCAAGGAAAGTGGCGTCGTCCTTAACGCCACTCGTTCATCGCACGTTCGAGTGATACGCCCCGACGCAGCTCATGGGGCATGAAATCAATCAACTCGGCCGTGCCACCGCCCAGCCGGTGGGTCTGCAGCGCCACCAACGCGCTGCCCGCCTCCAGCCGCCTACCGGCGTGCAGGGAGCCATATCGATCGATATAGCGGCCCCAGGCCAGGGCTTCGTGGTAGGTCATGCGTTCCTTGGCTTGCGCAATCGTGCGGCCGCCCACTCCGTTCAGCACCAGTTCGTGCCAGAACTCATCGGCGACCGTCAGCTCTTTACGCCGCCACCGCTGGTGCCATTCACCTCATTGACTGCATTGAGGATCACAAACCCCAATGACGGCTCAAGGCCGAAGGCATCGTCGTAACTCAGCGCTTCAGTGCCGTCGTTACCCAACGACACCGAAGCGGCGAGGTAACTGGCATTGCGGCTCTGGGCAGATTCGCCCTGGGTAAAGAGGCGCTCGATCACACCGAACGACTGGCGGCGGATGTGCAGCGTGAAGGTGTCAGTCACTTCCTTGCCGGTTTTGCTGTCCAGGTGCGTCCAGCTGATGTCTTTCTTCACCGGCTGGCCATCAACGATGCCGCCCTTGGCTTTCAGTTGTTTGAGGTTCATGGCTTCTCTCAGGCTTTCTTGATCCAGGCGCTGCCGCCGGTGCGTTGGATGGTCACGGTGGTGGTCACGACCGCGTTCAGTGCGAAGTTGAACGGGAAGTCCGAGACGTAGCCGTCGAACGTGAACCAGGTGCGGGTCGCCGGCAGTTCAAAGCCATCACCTTTGGTGTTGACGGTAGGCAGTACGTCCTTGCCGTCGGACCAGCCCACGGCCCACTTCACGCCGGTGTCACCCTTGGCTTCGGACAGTTGGTGCAGGCGGATGTGGCTGGCGTTGGTAGGGTCGGCGTTCAGGCCCAGGCTCGCGGTGCCTGGGGTGCGCAGACCCTTTTTGTAGCTGCGCTCTTCGGCATTCAGGCTGGTGTCTTCGATCTGTTCGGCCGGCGCACCGCCCGGTTCGAACGAGGTGGCGTGCTCGATCTCCAGCACGGTGTAAGGCCCGGTGCCGGAGACCGGCGGGACGAGGGCAAAAATCTGGGTACCTTGGGTAAGAATCGACATCGAGTGTTCTCCATGAACATTAAAAAACCCGCAAAGGCGGGCTGTGGGGTGCAACGGATGCAGGGCTTTGGTCGAGGTGAATCAGGGCGCCGGTTTGCCATCCAGATAAGGCGGAGCATTCGGGTCCGGTTCACGGCTCTTGATCACGTCGACCAATGCCTGGTTGCTCTGGGCCAACATGCGCAGGGCGGCATTCAGCGCCACCTGGCCGTCTGTTTGGGTTTGCAGGGCGGCGATCAAACGGTTGATTGCGGCCAAATCTTCGTCGTTCATAGGCATCTTGGTTCCTGTCGTACTTCAGGTAGGCAGTGAGAGGGGTTCAAACTTCAATAGCGCGTGACGGCGGCCATCAAGACGACAACCCGCTGGCTGTGATCGAACTGCAATAGCCCGTCGCCATGTCGCCGACATGGGTCACGGTAGTAATCGACCAACGCCCCTGCATATACGAAGGCCAGGTCTCATCCAGCACCAGCAAGCCCTCGGCCGCCAGCAGTGGATTGCCTGGGCAATCGATCAGCAATTTCAAATCTTCACGCCCCACACGACGCAGTTCGCCTTCGGCCATGGCACGGGCTTCCGCTTCGTTCTGGTAGCGTTGGCGCAAGGTTTTGAACGGGGCATTTCCCACATGAACCACGCGCTGCTTGCCAACGGCGGCATCCCACCAGGTGACACGGCAGCCGTCATATTTTGCCCGGGACTTTTCGTCGAGCTTGGCAGTGATGAACGCCTGTTCACCAGCGCGGTTGTCTTCGGTCATCGACAACTTCACCTCCGGCAGCAGTTGACCGGAAAGCGACGCGACCCGCCCGGCTTCGGCCAGCACATACAGTTCATTGAAGGGTTTGGTGACCGCGCAATAGCGTTTGGCAAGGCGTGTGATGAACGCCATGTCGCTTTCGTTGGACTGGTCGATGTGGGCGATTTCCAACTCTTCCAGCGACGGTGCCACACGCGGTGAAAAGCCATGACGACTGACCAGTTGGCGGAACAATGCCCCCAACGTCGTGGGCCCATAACTGGCGGACCGACGTTGGCGATAGCCGCTTTTGTCGGCCATGCTGAACGGCGCAGCCGTGGCCACGATCATCAAACTCATGGGAAACAGCACCGGGGTGCGCTGGGTGACGACAAACCCTCCCCTTCTCCACCAATCCCGATTCCAGATAACCAGCACGCAAGCCGATCTTGCCGTCGAGGGTGGGCAACCCTTGCAGCCCCTCGATATTAACGGTCAACTCGAGCCGATCATTCTCAATGCCTGCAGTGTCGGTGTGACTCCAGCGCATCGGCCGCTGGTTGAGCAGCGCCGCGTTGGCGCCATAGAACTCCACAATCGGTGTGAATCCCTGTGCCATGCAGCCTCCTTAATCCCAGGCCAGAACAGGTCGCACGGCAGCGGGCCGCGCTTGCATTTCAGGCACGATGACCCACACGCCAGCCGGCAGTACCGGGCCGTATTCGGTCAGTAACGGATTGCGGCGCCAGAGGGTTTCTTCCGCCGCGTCATCGCAACGCCCCAACTCGCGGTAGAGCAACAGGTTGACCGAATCACCGGCAATACTTCGCACTCTACGCATTGACGAATTCCTCTAATTCCAGGGTCCAGGTCATGAGCATGGCGGTGCCGTCGTCGATCACATTGCTCTGGGTTTCCACGACTGAATTGATCCGCCACAGGCCCCAGTTGCGGCCAATGCCTCCGCCAGCGGCTTGTATTGGTCGGGGTCGTCGATGTTCGAGACTTCCCAGGTGCAGGCGAACAGCGGTTTGCCTGTGGGATCGTTGAGCAGCGGCGGTCCGATATAGAGGGTTTGGGTGAAGGTGACGGTCCAGGTGTCGTAGTCCGTTTCTGCGGCGGTGCGTATGGATGGCGCAGCGACAATGTTGGTCGGCAGGTCGCACTGCTCCTGCGGCAGGTTCCAGCGGTTATCCAACACCAGGTCCATCAGTTGGCTGGCCAAGTCGCAGGCATCAAAGGGCAAGGCACCCGGGGCAACCATGGCCTTGAGTGAAATCCCCAGGGAGTGGGCTTTGCGCCCTTCGCGGGAGCGAATGCCCGGGCCATTGCCTTCGACGGTGATCAACACACCGGTGTTATTCGCGGCGCCCTGGAAGTCCTGATAATTGCCGACCTTCAGATCCGGAAAGGCAACGCGCAGCGCCTCGTTGATGGCCTGGGGCAGTTGGGAGGGTTTTTCGATGAGTGTCATTTAAGTCGCGTCCTTGCAACGGTTACTGCGGGTCCCGGCCTGGGCCTTCGTTGACGCCGATGCGCTTGGCCGCCCAGCGTTCATAAAGGCCGATGGCCACGTCGGCACCGGCCATGGCGGTCAGGCAACCAATGGCGCCGGCCGTCCAGATCGACATGCCGGCGGCGTAGCACAGCATCAGGGCTGACACCCCGCACACCATGCAGGCCCCGGAACGCAGGGCCAGGCGCCGCACCAGCGACCAACCGCGGGCGCCCTCCTTGTCGGCGCGCCACATTTCTCCGGAGA